GTCTTATTAACTACTAAACTCTTCAAATCATCTATTCGTTTCTGAGTTTGATCAAATGATTGTTGTTTAGTATTAGTACCATATACCCTTTGTTTAATAAATCTTTCTTGTCCTTCATTAAGCCAAAAATCTAATTCCTCTGGTAGAAAGTCAACGACTCCTACCAAAGAAGTAGATTTATCTAAGTTTAATCTGACTGCTAATTGCATTTCTGCTACTGTCATCTTTCTATTTTACTTTAACATCATTTGTAATAATCTCTTTCAAATCTCTATGTTCTGGATTATTAATATAACTAATAGCATCTTCTAAAGTAAACCCAATAGTATCTGTCCCATATTTATATTCAGACTTATTACGTCTAATTACATTCTTACTAACAGCTTCTTGGATTAAAAATTCAGTTTCCCTATTCTTATTATTAGTCCATCTATCAAGAAATCTTTGAGGTTCTTTTTCAACTATTTCAAATAACTTATTTTCAACTAATTCTGGAGTAAGATTATCTGCCCTATGTCCAAATAGACGAAGAACTTTTCTTTGTTCTACTGCTGATAATTTACCAAATTCTAATATAGCTTTACGTCTAAGTTGGTTATACTTATTAGCTTCTACAGCTTCTGCTTCCTTATTTATTAATACATAATTAGCCCCAGGTTTGTTATCATTAAATCCATCTCTAACACGTTTATGACTTTTTAGAAATAGATATTTGATTTCATCACTAGGATCATCTGTATTAAAATATACATCCTTATTACTAATTCTTATATAAAAATTGTTCCAGAACTCTGATGCATGAAATAAATCTACTTTAAGAATATCTCCTAAACGTTTAGCATCTTCATCTATTAATCCTGTATATCTTGCACCAGATCTAGTTAAATAAGTACCAATCCAGTCATTACAATTTCTATATTTATGTACACCAGCCCACTCACTTGTTCGTAGGGGTTTTAATATAACTTCCATTAATTTAATTATTAAGAGTTTTATTTATTAAGATAAAGAGAAGAGGACCAAATTCTTCTACTTTGTTTTCACATTTCTATGTTGAATAGTCCTCTATTCTCTTTATATATTTAGAGATCCAGAAAGATTCCGACCTCTAGTATTATTATACATTGCCTGTGTTGTCTGCATCGAGGATTAATTCTCCACATGCAGTTGGGTCCTTAATCATAATTCCTTGTTCTGACAAGAAGTTAACCTGATAACCATCTTTAGCATTAGCACGAAGTGTATTAATACTCTTAGCAAAACCAGCACCAGGAGCTACAGAACCAGCAACATGCCACATTACCATTTCACGTCCTTTACGAACTACCTTAGTAATATTTGATTCACCATCACGGTTACCAAAATCTAAGAATGTAAAACGATAAGATTCCAGAGGTTTACCAGTAGTTGGATGTTGTTTACGGTTATGTACAATATTATCATACAATGGAAAGTGTTTCAACGTTAATTCGATACCATTAAGCATCTTATAAGTTGTAAACTGACCACCTAAAGTGAGTTCTTGACCACTACCTGATACGAAGTGAGTATCAACTAATGTATATGCAGAAGCTTTAGCTTTCAATACACGGTCTAATTCCTTCATACCCATTTCACCTGTAAGAGCTACAAACTTACGTTCATTAGTTCCCAAGATATTATATGATAAGTCAAACAAGAAATCTTCTAAAAGATCTGCTGTAAGAGTTGTATAAGTCTTCCTATTTGCAGGAGAAATTTGTTCTAATAGACCAGCCCCAATATATACAGGACGTCCATTTGTACCAATAAGATCTACTGTACCAGTAGCATTTTGGTTATATTTTGAATATACTAACTGACGATCAATAGTGTTATACCATTGACGTAAAGCAATCCATTCCTGATAATCACTCCAAAGATATGAAGTTTTCTTAGTTTTAGGATCACGCATTGCAATTACCATAACTGATGCAAAAGCAGAACCAGTAATATCATACGATAAACGCATAGTAGTTAAATGGTTACGCAGTTTGAAAGGAGTCTGATAGTTCACAATGTCTGCTTCTTCTGAGTATTCTTCATAAGCAGAACCTAATCTACTTACTTGACGCCCAGCAGTCAGCATTGAAGGTGGAATATACGAAGCAGCATCGCCATTGGCAACTACAATTGTATACACCCAATCATTACCATCTTGGTAAGGAGCTCCTGTAATACGAGCCTGAAATTCTTTATCATCGAATTCAAGGAGAGCACCAGGACCAAACCATTTTTCACCTAACCAAATTTGGATAGGAGTTCCATTTATACCAGGAACATCGGTAGAAGCAATAGTAGTTCCATTATACTTAGCTTGTTTAATTACGATTGCTTTATCACTTTCAATCATAACTGGCCATTCATACTGTCCATTTTCGGTTACGATAGTCTTACCTAGACCACTTGTTAAGAAATCAACAGTATTGTTTTCATAACGACCAAAAATATACGACAATACGGTGGATACCTTGTGAGGTTCAGTTAACAATGCGTTTGAAAGCATGTTTTCATCTACAAGATCACTAAACCATTTAGATTTATAGAGTTGTAGATTGTTTAAAATAGTATCACCCATTTGTTGTTAATTTTAAATTAATATTAGTTAAAAAGTTCTAAGTTCTCTACTAGCGATATCCCACAGATTTGTAACTTTTGTATTATTTTCTATTTCGGATTCAGTATTCTTTGTACTCTTTCCTTTTGATTTAAGTTTAAGTTTCAACTGTTTAGTCGCATCTGTAGTAGCTTGTTTCTGAATTTGTTGTTTAAATTTATCTTTATTTATAGTCAAAAACGCAGATTCTACAAGGTTCTTCATATCCTGGTTATAAGTTCTTTGATAATTTGTAAGTCCATCTTGCCCAGGTTTAAATATATCCTCCATAAGTTTCTTCTTATCTTTATCTGATAAAGTAACTCCGAGGATCTCATTAGTATCCTTTATAGTTTTCTCTACGTTCTGTACGAATAGTTGTTGCTGCTTAAGTTGTTCAACCTGTTGTTTCTTCTGAGTGTCTAATAGCGTTTTCTTACTATTCTCGATAAATTCTTTTACTTCTTCCATAGATTCTTCAGCTTCTTCTTCTAGAGAACCAGCCTCTTCATATCTAGATATTAGTTTATCAATACGTGCCTGAGAATAACCTCTATTACGTAGATTCTCTTTTATTATACTTCTCTGATGATCTTCCTTAGTTAAATCAAGTTTATTTATATCTAAATCTGGGGTGTATATCTTAGAGATATATTCCTTAATATCACCTCCATTTTTTATAAACTCATCTAATTCTTTTACCTCATCACTTGCATATTTAGGGATAGAATTCTTCTCTACCAATTCTTGCATATAACCTACAAGATCTTTAATATTCTTAGGTTTTTGACCTTCTTCAAAGTCCCATCCTAATTCTTCAGAAAATAAATCGGAGAAAGCATCAACCACTTCTTCCTCGTTATATCCTTCTTCACCTTCAGTTTCTTCATCAGACTCACTAGATTCCTCATCAGTTTCATTGTTCTCATCATCAGTTTCTTCTTCATTAGTTTCCTCTGTATTATCCTCTACTTCTTCATCTTCAGTTTTAGAAGTAGGTTTCTTTTTAGAATCAACCTTATTATCAAGGGATTCCATTTCTCTTTTAAGTTCATCGGGATCTACAAAACTCTCAGAAGCCGATGATATATCAGACTTTAAAAAGGTATCCATCACGGATTCAAATCCACCGAATTTACTAACTTTATCTGCCATAGTTATTTATTATTAATATATTACTTTTTACTTGTTGATTTAGGAGTAGGTTTATTTGCCACAATCTTCTTAATTGCTAATTCTTGTTCTGTAAGTGCTTCATCAGCTTTATTACTTCTAGTTATCTCCATAAGATCTAACAACTTAATTCTCTCATCAGAAGCAATTTTATCTGTTTGTAATTGTATCTTAAGTTGTTCTATAGAATTATCTACTTCAGGAGTTGGTTCTCCTCCTTTAGCTTCTGCTCCTATCTGGGCAACTGTTATAGCTGTCTCTGCCCTACGTATAGAGTCTCTCTCAGCAGTAGCATTTGCTTCAGCTTGTTGTTGCATTTGCATTTGTACCATTTGTTGTTGAGATTGTTGTTGTGATTGTTGAGATTGCTGTTCAAGTTGTTGCTTACGATCATCTATCTCTTTAAGTTTATTCTTAAGTTCAGATATACTCTCTGTAGTAATCATAGTTGCAGCCTCATACATAGTAGCACCATTCTGCATAGCTGGTTGAGCTAAAGCTTTAAGTGCTTCAAGATTTTGGTTCTCCTTAGTAGTATCTGATACAAATATATCAAAGTCTGAGAAGATAAAATCATCATCTATATTTAAGAATTCCCTAGAGAAATCATCTGTAATAAACTGAAATACCTTCTTATTATTCTCACTCCAAGCATATTTAGCACAATTAAGTAATGCAGTAAGAGCTCTTTTCTTAACCTGATTATGTATCTCAAATAGAGGTTCTGTAATATGGCTAGACTGTATTGTAGCACGTTGTACATTTCCAACTAATTCACTAGTCTGAATCTGCCCTTCACGTTGTCTAGATACTCCAGATATCTCTCCAGCCATATCTTCAATCTTAGCAAGAAGATTTATATAGTCCATAATTACTTTACTCATGGATAAATCTTGTGCTGTTATCTGATTAAAAGCACTAGCTTTACCTCCCTCACGTCCAGGTATATCCCAACCTTCTTCATAAGGATTTATAAAGTTAACACCTATAGCAGTAAGATAATGTAACCATTTATCAGTGGATAACCCCATAGATTTAGGAATCTGTGTGATATCCATTGTCAATACTTTACCTTTATCCCTAGCTAATGCAAGTTCTATACGATACCATATGATAATATACATATACTGAAGACTCTTCATAATATCTACTAATGATCTATTACGAGTATTAGTAGCATTATATCTAGCCCCATTGTATGGTAACTTCGTTGTCTTAGGAGTATCTAAAGAAGTATATTGATACTGTACAGGTTTAATTTCTAAGAATATATTAGTTCCTATACGATATCCTTCCCATGCTTCTGTAATCCAATCCCATTCTATAGTCTTACCTTGAGACTTATCAAAGTCATCAAATTTATATGTTTCATCAACTATATCTTGTTCTTCTTCCCCACTATTAGGATCAGTATATTTTAAGTATCCAATCTTCTTAAATGACTTCCAACATACATGCCATACTGGCAATAATTGTCCTTTGAAAAACTCATCGTTATTAATATCAGATATAATCTTATCCTTATAGATAATACTATTATAGTTTACATCTCCAGGACGTCTACTAAGATTATCTCCTCCAAGCATTTTCAAGAGATCATCTAAGTCTCCTTCATCCATAAACTGTTGAAATCTATCATATATTGCTCCTGGAGCCATTAAGAATCGTCTTGTACACCAATCCCCATCTTCTATATACTCTAAATCTGGATCATTATCATATGTAAAATAGTATGGATTTACTCTTTCGCACGACGGATTCCCATTAATCATTCCAGTATAATAAATCTCTTCTCCAGATATTAACCCATCTTTCCAACCTTTAAGAAACTCATGTTCTAATGATAACTGTTGTTTAAGATACTGTAATGAGTTATAAGCTGTATGTTCTGCTGCAGTAGAATACTTATTCTTTATATAAGTATCTATTTCCCCCATCTTCTTTTGTATCTCATCCTGATTATCCCCATTTACTACAGAAGACATATATTGATGAACTAACATCTCTTTCTTAACTTCTAATACTTCAGATGTACCTCCTTCATTAGTTGAGAATACTTTAAAGTTAAATGGACGTTTAGTTTCTTCTCCTATAAGTAAATCAATTTTAGGTTTAATAATATTGAAATTCTGAGGATGTGCAGGAAATCCATCATCTACATTAAATGGATTAACTACATATTTAAAGTCATCTTCATCAAATATTCCATTATAAAGATCATAATTTATCCTAATTATATCTTTCCTAGAACGACCATTTACATAAGTACTTCCTTCTCTAGATATAAGAACATCTACACATCCTCTTCTCCATTCCTCATTCTTTTCAGATAACGGTAATTTCTGTACTGGAAACTCGGTTCGTTTATAATATAAATCCATTCTTCATTAATTAATTAAAATATGTAAATTGTTTCTCTCTAAATAGAGGAATTTCAAATAATTGTACTCTCTTTTCAATATCTTCTTTATGTTTAACATGTATATCATGTAACTCTTCTTTATATAACATTATTTGAAATAGAGCCATAACTCTATCAAAGTTACCTTTATCATTATATGCAATAAGTTCTTCTAATAATGGTTCTGATAATATCTTAGTTAAGTTTTTTAATCCAGGGGAGTATTCTTCATTTAACCAATCTTTAGTACGTCCTTCTGCCCAATCTTTAATATCAACTGTCATATGACAACCTTTACCTCGCGTCACACGACTATCTTTTATTATCTTTGATATAACATCTGGTTGATCTGCTAAAAGATATTCCATATGTTTATTACACATATGCATCTTTAATCCAGGATTCTGATTCTCATAAAGAACTGTAGCATGATAATAAAGTAGGAGACGTCTGACATTCTCATAGAATTCTTCAGCTGTCTCTGGTCTTGCTGTATACTCTGCTACAAGAGTATCTGATAAGTGTTCAAAGGTTTGGAATCGTTTATATATAAATAAAGAACCTAACGAATCTGTCCCTGATTTATCGTGATCATAAGGATCACACCCAGCTATATACAATCCATATGGAGGATTTACCATAGGATGTTCCCATATAACTACAGCTCCTTTTCTACTATCAATCTTATCTAACTTATACT